TTGTTTTGGTAACAAGGTATTTCCTACCCCGGACTCAGCTGTTTCTTAGGCAGCTAAAGCAACTTTGCTTGAACCAGTAACAGTGTTACCAGTGAAGCTCATTGCTGTGAAGTCAAATGTATCTGCGTTTTCTGCATTTACTTGTTTTGCTTGATTTAGGGTCATCGCCTACCCTGTTGCCGTCTTTGCTAGCTCACGCTGTCGAAACCTGGTCACCCCCATTAAAAGACTCTCGTCTTATAAAAGTGTTTTGGTGGAGGTGGGCGGAATCGAACCGCCGTCCAACATGCCTTCACATCGAAGGGATTACAACAATTCTATTATTTACCCAACTTACGCTGGATAAATGTTTGCTGCCTGCTTGCCTTTTTGGCCTTGTACTACATCAAACGTTACTGCTTGATTTTCCTGTAGAACTTTGAAGCCTGAAGTCTGTATTGCTGAGTAATGAGCAAATAAATCCTCACCACCGTTGTCTGGAGTAATAAATCCAAAACCTTTGGTTTCATTAAACCATTTTACTTTTCCTGTTGCCATTTTACTATATTTCCTTTAATATTAAATTTTACTTTCTTTTTGACTTTGTGTCAAGAGTTTAGAATGTAAAATCATGTTTTCTGTTACTAATTTGGTTAGAGTTGCTAATAGAACCAAACGTTCGTTATCTGTGTAAACATCTTTGTCAAATTGATCAAGTATGCTTGTTCCAATCATTTTCATTGCTTCTGTCTTGCCTTGCTTAAATGACCCCCAGTCAAATGGGTCACCCTCTTCTACCGCAAATGCGATATCAATTAGTTCTTCTAATGTTACTTTAGCCATCCTATCTTTTCTCCGCTATTGATTCTTCTTTGATGTTCTTCGATACTTCCAGGAAAACGCCACGCCCAAACAGCAACAATGGCCATGAACACAGCAGTACTGATAACCCCAATTGGTTTAACTCCAGTAAAGAACATTATAATTAAACTAGAGCCCATCATGGCCAGCATAAAATATTTCATCTTAGTTGGAAACACACGCTTGGTATTCCAATTGGTTAAGAATGGTCCAAACAGTTTGTGATTGTAGATCCAGCGATGCATACGTTCACTGCCTTTACTGAAACAGTAAGCGGCAAATACTACGAATATACTGTAAGGGACTCCGGGAGTGATAATTCCAATGTAGGCCATTCCTAAACTTAGGAAGCCAAGACAGTTCCAAAATAATTTTTTCATTAAACTACCTTGACACTAGATCCTGCACTACCAGAGTAGGTCACTGCTCTGTCATATTCTGCAGGCACATTCCATGCTCTAGACACTGATATAATTGGCATTCCGCCTGCTTTAAATCCTACTTCGGTTAGGTTATCTGATTGATTACCGCCAGCAATTAGAACAGTACCGTTTGATGGATTGTATCCTCTAAAGAATCCAATATGTCCTCCACCAGCACGACTGAATACCACAATGTCATTCAATCTCCATTTGCTTCTGTCGTCTAGTGGAATTCGTGTACCGAATCCATTATATGCCAAGCTGCTCAGAGTTTTAAGACTCTGGACTCCAGATACTTTTAATACTGATCCAGCAAATCCTGCACACCAAGGTGTTGAATCTGAATTAATATTAAATCCCACTGCCTTGTAACAGCTGATAATATATTGATTGCTGCCAGTTTCTTTCCAGCGACCTGCTCTAGCATCAGACAATGCTGTGTCAATGTTTTTTGACAGCACAGCAAACACAGCATTAGGATCTGCATTAGGATCTAGTTTAGCTGGAAATCCTCCAGCTGTACTATATGCTCCTGGGTTGGCTTCTGGTGTGACTCGTTGCAACGGTCCTTCCTGCGGTACTTCACCAACACCGTTCAATCCCACTTCGGCTTCATCAGCACTGGTGGCTAAAGCAGCACTGGTGGCCACTGCTCCTGATTGTGCGACTGACAATGAAACTTGTACAGATTCGGGTGAACCAATAGCTGGGCTAGGACTCGCTTCTTCCCACAGTGCTATTAATTTTTTATTTGCGTAGACATCGTTGGCACGCCATACATCAAGTATTGGTGGTCCCAGTCCGGTTCTGTATGGCATATCTTATTCCTAGACTAATTTAATACCAGTAGTGCTTTGTACAAACTGGTCAGCGAATGCCTTGTCTGTGGCTTCTGCTACTGTGATTGTAGTTTTTAACAGTTTAATTTCCTTTTCTGGATTCACTGTGAACAGATATGGCATTAATCCTGGACCTCTTTCACCCATAGCTATGACCATTGGGCGTGATAGTTTATAAAAACTATCAGTTTCTGCTGATAATCTAGCTACTATCTCTTCTCCTGAAGTGAGTTTTAAAGTAATCACTTCACCTACTGATACACCTTTATCAATTAACATTTTCTAACCTTTTCTTTAATTCTGGAAATCCACCTACTAGTTCTCCATCGAGAAAAATCTGTGGTACTGATCTCGCTCCGGGTACTGCTTCTAACAAATCTTCTTTAAGATAACCATCACCGATAATTTTTTCTTCGTACTCGATTCCTTTCATCTTTAACAATGCTTTAGCCTGATCGCAATAAGGACAGGCAGGTTTGCTCCAAACTACAGCTTTCATATTCTATATTATCCTGAATAAACGATTCCACCTTTTTTGTCTGTGACACGCACCAGCAATGCTCCGCGGTTCTTTTTAGCCAAAGCTGCAGAAATAGCTGCCTGCTCTGTACCGTAGCTGCCAAGTGTAGACCAAGATTCGTAAGGTGAGTTTCTTTTAAATTGTGCTTTGTACATACTTATTATATAGCCGGAAGGGCATCATAGTCAATATTTTCGCTCATTACACCAATAACATAATTAGTACTTTCATTTTCTTGTAGAGCGGTTTGTTTTTTGCTGGTGTCTGAATGCTTGTTGAACCAAGGAATTGGTGTTACCTTGGGTGCAGGATTGGTGTATTTGATGCCGATGTCTTTCAAAGCACCAACTGCTGTGTAGTCTACGAATTCTTTAAGAATGTTAGCGTTCAACCCAATCACAGGCCCTTTGTTGAACAAGTAGTCTGCCCATTGTTTTTCTTCACGTATAACATCCAAATACATCTGGTAAACTTCTTGTTCACATTCTATCTTAGCTTTGGCAAATCGTTCATCTTCTTTGATCACTTGATTGATAAGATAAGCGGTCCATCCTTTGTGTAGCAGTTCGTCTTGTAAGATCAACCCGATGATGTTTCCGTTGCCAATAAAGATCTTATTCTCTACCATAGCAAGACTTGTAGCGAACGACACCATAAAGCGGAACGCTTCCAATGCGTATGATGCATTCAGTGCTAGCCAAATAGCTTTGATATGTTCCTGCTCTGGGAAGTTTTCTAATAGTTCTTTGCGGCAATTAATCATGTGCAACTTGTCATAGTACTGCCCCACTGAACTGGCCATATCAACTATTTCTTTAGTGTCGTGGATGGTGTTAAAAACATCTTTAGGAACATTGTAGATGTTGCGTATGATATGACTGTATGAGCGACTATGAATATTAGTTTCAAAGAACGTCCAGTTATAGACCAATGCTTCTAGTTCTGGCAGGCTTACCACAGGCGTAAAGATTTGGCTTGGACCACGACCCTGGAGACTATCAAGAGCAGTCTGACGTAATAGGTTGCTGGTAAAGATATGTTTGACAGCATCCGATGCTTCTTTAAAATCGTTAGCATCTTTGCTTAGACTGATCTCTTCAGGGACCCAAAAGAAACCACGTGCTGTTGTTTCAAAGTCTGCAATCTTTTTGTATTTGACTTCTTCAAATCTTTGAATAGTAACTGGTCCGGCTGGGTCGAGAAACATTTTACGATTGAGATAATCTGTTTTGGTGTTTAGGTTATATTGCGCTTGACTCATAGTTTACATGCCTCACAATCTTCGTCAATGGATGTTTCTACTTCACGCTCATTGTGGAAACCGTTGTAGTGTACTTCTGGCGTTGGTTCTGCCATTGCCTTTGAACCTGCTTTGTTAATCAAACTGTAGTAGAATGTTTTAATACCCCATAGCTGTGCCTGCATGAGATTTTTAATAATCAATGTTGTTGGTACTTTACGATCCGCCCAGTGTGCTGGATTATAGAATGTGTTAGTTGAAATACTTTGATCAACATAAGCTGCTAATACCGCTGCGGTTTTAAGATATCCATCACAGTCCTTCTGTTCCCACATCAATTGATATTTGTTTTTAAGTCTATGATACTCTGGTACCACCTGTATGAACGACCCTGCTTTAGATTCTTTAACAGTGATCAAGCTCATAGGCATTTCGATACCATTGGTCGAATCAATGACCACTGAACTAGATTCCACTGGAGCAATGGCCATCAGCGTGGCATTTCTAACACCGTATTGTTTCATGTCAAGACGTAGTGCTTCCCAATCCAGCTCCGGTTTAAAGTCAGCCAGTTGGTTTACACCTTTGGCACGAAGCTCCCACGGGAACGTACCTTGACCATATCTAGTCTTAGCACTGTCTACACAAGGCCCGCGCTCTTTGGCTAATTCGACTGTGGCTTCTGTTAAGTAGAATGCTTGATGCTCCATCCATGTCTTAACTTCTTGTAGTGCATCTTTCTCACCGTACTTAAGACCACGCTTGGCATGCCAGTAAGCAAGATTAGTAACACCAATACCTAGCGGTTGGATTTCATCGTTGCTTAACTTAGACTGAATGGATAAGAAATCTTGATAGTCTAGAATATTACATAGACTGCGTTGTAATATGCGACATGCACGGCGCATGTCTTCTGGATTACGGAACGATCCCCAGTTGATAGATCCTAGGGTACATAACGCTATGCGTCCAGCCTCGTCGTCTAATCTCTTAAATGGACGGGTTGGTAATAGGATCTCACAGCACAAGTTACTTTGATAGATAGTATGATATTCAGGATCGAATGGTCCTTGATTCATAACATTATCAATAAACACCAAATAGATGCGACCCGTGTCTGTGCGTTCTTTTAGAATGCCTGATTTGAATACTTCTTCGGCACTCATAGTTTTCTTACGTAGATCTTTACGCTTTTCGTATTTTAGATATAGTTCTTCAAATCGTTCTGTATTCTTATAAAATGCTTCGTATAAGTCAGGTACTTCGTTTGGATCAAAGAATGTAATGTTTTCTTTGTTTTTAAATCGTCTCCAGAAGAATGAACTTAATACAACACCGTAGTCCATGTGACGCACACGAGTTTCTTCTGTGCCTTGGTTATTCTTAAGAACAATAAGATCATCAAATTGCAAATGCCAAATAGGATAAAACACAGTAGCTGATGCATTGCGAATGCCGCCTTGTGAACAACTGCGTAAGTCGCCAAACCATTTCTTAAGGAAGGGGATCATGCCAGTGTGCATGATTTCCCCGCCTCGTATAGGACTCCCCAATGGGCGCAAACGACCTATCTCTAGACCAATGCCAGCACGTTTACTGGCATACTTGGCCATCATTTCTCCGGATGCAAATATGCTATCCAAATCATCATCAGCACGAATAAGAACACACGAACTAAACTGCTTGGTTGGAGTACCTAGTCCAGCCAGCACCGGAGTAGCCAGTGTGAACAGACCGTCCGAAGCACAGTTGTAATACTCTTTGATATATCTCATACGAGTAGTATTGGGTTCTTCTTTATGGAACACTGTGGCTGCTGCCACCATGTATCTAATCTGAGGTGTTTCGTAAATTTCTTTGGTGGCGCGATTCTTAACAAGATATTTTTCAATCAACTGTTCTATGGCAGCATATGAATACTGTTCATCCTTGTCATGATCCAACATGTCATTCATTCTATTCCAATCGTCTTCGGTGTACCATTCTAATAGTTCTGCAGAATATAACCCGGTAGCAACATTTTTCTTTACGATCTCATATATATGGGGAGGAGTATAACTACCATAGACATCCTTGCGTAGCATGCTTAGGCGTTGTTTGCCTGCTACGTATTGATAATTAGTGTGACCTATATCTGGATTATGTTCGACATCAATTAAATCTACGATAGCACGTAGAGTGATTTCATCTATCTCTTCAGTGGTGATGCCATCATAAAAACTCAACTGTGCTTTGATTTCGATCATTGACTGACTGACGTCAGCTGTACCTTGGCATACCTTTGCTACCTGTGCCTGCCACTTTTCGATCATCAGTGGCTCTTTCACTCCGCTTCTTTTAATTACTGTAATTGTCATCTACGCCTCAATATTCTATTTTATTTTTCTTAGTCTGATATTTATCACATTCATGGGTTAGCCCATATCAGGCTGGTTTCAGTTTGATCTAAACTGTTGAAATCAACTACGTCGCCGTATTGCAGATTCAATACATGTTGTTGGTTAACCACTAACATATATCGATTTTCTTTAGTAGACTTAGACGTATGTATCTCACATTTGGTATCCATAAACCGACGTGTTAATTTAATAGTATACAGCATTCCCAGAGCAATTGCAAGATCATCTAGGCGACTATCTAACACCAAATGCCAGGGATCTGGCCATTCGGTAGGATTTTGGGGATTGAGATACGGACTAACAAACGGAGCTCGGCTCCAAAATTTAGCGACATCTTCAAAAGGAGTATCGCTGACTTCTAAACTATCTCTAAACTCTTTCCAATCTGTTAATCTATCTGTGCCGTGCTTGTTAAACACCGTAGGTAATATCAAATGATATTGACCCACCGGCTCCGGCTGACCCACTAACTAATAGAGGATTCTTATATGACAGCACCACAGTGTCGATACTCAGGGTCGAATCGCCCGTGGTGTCGTCATTGTCTCTGAGCTCAGCAGCAAATTCAAAATTTGTCATAAGTATTCCCCCGAAAGATGTTGTGAATGGTGTTGAATATTGGAAATTATCTGTGATGGCTACCTGTGAAAGTCCGTCGCCTACTGTGAGGTGCAGCTGACCTGAACGGCTAAATTCTCCTAGGGTCAATAGATAATCTACTACGATATATTTGTTAAATGCTGAAAACACAGCCAATGGTACAAAACTATTTGATTGATATATAGTGGCAAAATTTCTATCTATAAAACTTACTTTGTCGCCATTATATACTTCAATTACACTAGCAGTGGTAGCAGATGACGTGAATGCAGCGGCTTGAAATCTATCACTGGTACAATCTAAAACTATGTTATTAGTCTTCTCTCCAAAATAAACGATAGCTGCCACAGGGCTGGCTGCCAGCCCTGTGTTATTGCCGCAGTTCTTAAATTTAGATTGTTTGATCTGAGTGCCGCGACCATTAGTTGATTTAAATGCCTGGTTGGCAATTTCTTCAAAGTCACAGTCAATGATTCGCCAGTTATTACCCTGTGTGATCACTGAAGGAGGCACTGGTACTGCACCAGAGATATAAATGCCTGTGTCATTTTCAAAGAATTCACATTTGTCAAATTTTATTACAGTGTCGAACACTACCGTCTGTACACATTTAACACTGATGCTATTGGCTTCAAATCTGCAACTGTTAAAATTAACATTATCAACTTTGATATCTGCTAGGTCATTGTTCCAAAAAACTGCTGCAGGTTCTGCAGAATATGAACTCACTGTGTTACCAAGATTGTATTCGCCCAAAAACTTCACAGTATCAAAAGTACTGTTGGCTACTCCGCTCAATACCAATTGTCCTGTTACTCGTTTGATTGTGATATTTGAAATTTCTATGTTCTGAGGTCTATTAGTACTGTCAAAACTGGCGCTTTCTAATCCTGTGCTGGTTACAAAACGTATCGAATTAGCACCAATGTTTAACACAGCACCAGTCTGTGTTTCTCCTTTGAGAACCACGCCGCTGGGGATGGCCAATCCGCTAGTGAACAAATATTCACCATTAGGTACCATCAGTACCTTTCGGTAATTTTCGTTGACATTTTTAAATAATTCGTTAAATGCTGTGGTAAAAGCTGCTACACAGTCTGTGGAACCATCACCTACAGCACCAAAGTCTGTGACTGACACATATTCATCTAATTTTCCCTGCAGTGTTCTTGGTACACTTAAAGATATAGAAGTGTCATCTGAAGCAAATTGGTAGCTGGATGCTAGAGCTAGTAGATTATCATGCTCTGTTAGTATTTTGGTATTGCCCACGTATGGTGCGCCGTCTGCTACAGAACCGTTACCGATAAATAATTCTTGGGTATCTAATGCCCAAGCAAATTCTGCCGAACTTAGTTGTGGTACACCACTATTTGAATTCTTCTGTCCTCTACGGACTTGTATTTTTGAGATTTGGACAACGGCCACTTTAGTATCCTCTATGTTCTATAGAGTATTTATCTACCTAGCTTGTAGTATTCCTCTACCTTGTTAAGCCAAGCGTCCTGCCACTTGTTAAAGTCCTTGGGCTCTAGCGTAAACTGCTGATATTCAAAAGCACGGCTACACATAAAGATCACACCTTTACGGATGTCTGTGCCATATACTTCATTATGTGCTAATATATAGGCCATAAGCTGTAGATAGTAATCTTCTACCCATTCTGCTTTCTTAGGCTTGTTGGTCTGCTTATAATCCATTACCGCTGGTTCATCTTCGTGTACGCCAACTAAGTCAGTGGTTCCTGAAAATAGTCCTGGAAAGTATAAACTCTGTTCCATGGCCCATACTTCAGACACTTTGCTTAGTCCTTGTGCGATGATGACATCTGCCATTGAATTGGCCTGTATGTGAACAGGATTGTTTCCTGGCTGACGTTGCATGCCTGCTATAAATCTTTCCAAATTACCATGCATGGCAGTGCCCACACCTGATGCTTCTTTGGTTATCTGTGCGGCTTTGTCATGTCCAATTCTATCACGCCATTCATTTAAATGGGTCATGTCTTTGGTTGCGGAAAGGATGGTAGTTACACTTGGTAAACTTTCTCCATCCGGTGTAAGATATACACGTTTGCGTGTAACAGGATCATTGATCTGTTCACAGTTTTTGTATTGGATCCGTTCAACGAACGGTGGTGGATTGATTATATTTTCAGTCATAGTGTATATTATACACTAAATCGTTTTTAAAGTCAAATCTTGGGAGTTGCTGTTTGTTGAGCCAACTGTTGAGGAGCAGCAGAAGCTGCCATTTTATCTACAGCAGCTTGGCTATCTGCTGGAGTTTGTGTACCGTCTCCGGTGGGTTCTTCGTCTGGTGCTCCAGGAACATTAAGTTCTATACCCTGATCGTTGAAATTTTTAACCATAGATTGCACAGCAGGGCTGCCGTCGTATATGGCTTTGAATGTTTCGTAGTCTGCAGCCATTTCGAATCCATTGGTTTTTAGTACCTGTTGTAGCCCATTCCAATTTAATTTAGATGGTGCTTTTTTTGAAGCCGCACGTCCGATATAGTTCCTGAGAACTATAACCAATTTGTCTCCGGTGTCATCACCTTGGAATTCAAAAAATCTCATCCTAGTTCAGCCAATTGTTTTCTTAAATCATTTAACTGTTGTTCAGTTTGTTTGATTTGATCTTGTATTTGTTTCTTTTGTTCTTGCTGTTGATTAGCTGCCAATGCTGCCTGTGCCGGATCCAACCCTCCAGGTGGTTGTCCCATGCCTTGTTGCATACCTTGTTTAAAAGCGCCAGCAGCCTGTCCAACTGCGCCAGCAACTCCTTTAGCTGCGCTGCCAATTTTACCAGCAACATTACCAACTGCTCCGACCGCTTTACCAATACCGCCAGCAACTGCTCCTAGAGCAGGCATCAATTCATCTAGTTGTGCGTCAGATTCTTTTAGATCAGATAGTCTCATTATCCTGCCAATACTTTTAACAGGCTGTTTTGATAGTTGATACTTTCACGTTTTTCACGACCTGCTGTTTCAGCACCACCAACTGCTGCATCTGCTGCTGCGAATTCGTCATCAGCCATTTCTGGTTCTGCGTTTAATGCATCTGGTTCTGCTGGACCTGCAAGGTCATCAATACTGCCTGCTTCCGGAGCTGGTTCAGAGCCTAGCAGTTCAGCACCTTGTTCTTCACCTGTGAGCATGCGCACACCTGTGGCTAATGTTTCGCGTGTGGATTTTAAATTTTCTAGTGCTTGTTGAACAGCTGGAGCCACTGCACTGATATATGCTTTGGCCTGTTCTTGTCCCATTTCGTCACGGATTGAATCACCTAATTGGATTAGTTGATCATTTTCCATACCGCTGAGTTCTTCAATCCAACGGCCAACTCTGTCAACCATTGTTTTTGCTGTGACCACAGCAGTGGCCTGCTGTACTTCACCTTCTTGTAATTTAGTCATGTCTTCTCCTGGATTATCGACTGATTCATTTTTATCTTTGTTGTGTTGCTTCCATGCTGTTGCATAAGCAATCGAACGTTCTTTGTCTGTGATTTTGCCATCATTGGCATAGCCTTTTTTGATGTGCTTGACCATACGCTCGCCTTTGGCTGTCGGCGGTGCACTTTCTGGGAAGCTACCGTAATCTTCGTCACTGCCATGGCCTGCTGATGCTAGTGCATCACCATCGTCTGTATTGTCGTCTGGTTCTTGATTACCTGATTGTTCTGCGTAATCTTCTTGTGCGTATGCTAACGCTTCTTCGTGCTCGTAGCCACCTGGTTGAACCATCTCTGTGCACCATTCGTCGTTTAGTTTATTGTTGCCGTCACCTTCACAGTAGCCTTTAAGTGATGTTGGATCTACCTCACCGTCGACTACTTCATAGGTAATAGTTCCGTCACCTGTTTCTCCGTCATCCCCTGTGAACATGTACTCCATTTCGTATACATCAGCAGGAGCTTCATCAAGTGCTGCTACTCCTGGATCTGAAATAAATTCTTGACGTTCTGCAATTTCGCTGTTGATGGCATCCAGCATCCACTGTGCTTGTGTAAATGCATCGTTTTCTAGATTTTCGTTAAATCCAGATTCGCTGCGCACTGTATGGATTTGTGTGCGTAATTTGTTACGAGCATCTTCTAATTGCTCTAGATCAAATGATTCGAGATTTAATTTTTTCCCGAATACTTTTTCTATAGATTCAGTGATCTTATCTGCTGCTCTGTTGCTTTTAAAAAGGTCTGTTGTTCTCATAGTTTTAAGGGGTCCAGAATGTATCGTATATTTATTCAGATTGTTGCTAAACTTTGTGCATGGTTTTTAGCTAAGATTGCACGATCTCTGCTTTCACAGTATCTAGCCCACATGATATCTGCACGATCGTGATCCTGGCTGTTTACTGCCTGCTGGTATCGTGCTCTAAGCATTTGGCTGTCCTGATACCATTTTCCGTATTCTTGATCTGCGCGATAAACAGCATCAGCTCTTATATCAATCTTCCTTCTAGCTAGAATATTGGCCAAACAAATGGCCACAGCATTTAGATAGATGTTTGAATACACAGTTTCGTTGGCACGGATTAAATGCTTTATAGTCCCATCACTTACTATCTTTATATCGCCAACAAGAATACCATCAGCTGTTTTAACAGGCAGTATTGGATTGTTTTTAATTGCAGACTGTAATGTCTGCTCTAAACGTTGAGATAATGAAGCCATAAAAAAAGGACCTATGGCCCTTATTTAAGTTAGTATATTTGGTTAACCTAATAACTTGGTTAGTGCTGAAACATGTCCTGATGCAAAGCCAACTACAGCGATAGCACCTGCTATCATATATGTCCATTTGGTTTTGAATTTTTCTAATTCGCCAATCTTACCAGCTAATTCGTTGTGCTGTCTGCATGATTCGTTATGCATTTCTTTGAGAGTGGCTTTGAGATCTGTGCCTGTGCGATCCAAGCAGTCGTGCATTTCTTTCACGTCTACTTTGATTTCATCTAATTTTTCGTCCAGGTTAATGACCTGTACTTCAACCACACTAATACGTTCTGCTACTGTAGGCATTCAGCCATCTCCTTGGTTAAGTCAAGTGCTCGCTCCGAGCCATGTGCCTAATGATGAAATGCCTAGTTTTTGTTTGCCTTTGTAATATGTATTTATCCAACTTCGCGTAATTCGTATATCCAGGTATTTGTGTTTTCACCCTTGGTTGCGAAGATCGACGGATGTATGTCTATACTATTATTTAGTTGATCTACGATAGGAACGCCGTGCAGGTCGTCCACTAGCAGGCCCGTAGGGTTGTTATCATCTTTATAAAATAATAACTCTCGTTCTGTGTCAAATTCCCATGTCCAATGATTGGCTTTGCCTGTTCTTGGATGCGGTAATCTACCATCTTTCATTTCGGGATCCTGTTCCCATGTGACGTTGGCCCGAAGTCCTATGGCCTGCAGCAGACTGTTGAAATTGGCCTGTTGACCTAATTTTGTTTTGTCTGTTTCGGATCTGTCAGGATTAGTCCTAGTTATGTCTACCAGTGTAATTATTTGATATCGTGCCATGCAGTTATTTACGCAGATAAAAAAAGAGCGGAAATAAATTCCGCCCTTCGTCTTCCCATCCCTGAGAATTAACTAATTACAATGCTGGAGTAAAGTGTGCTTCAACAGATACAGTGAATGTACCTGAACCGCCGCCTGTTGCACCTTCTGCTGCTGATTTGATATCAGCAACTGTTAGGTTACCAGTACCTTGGCAACGTAGGAACACTGTTGCTGTTGTACCGCTAACAAAAGCTGCACCGTTTGAAGTACCAACTGCTGCAACTGTAAATGCAGAGTCACCAGTACCTGCAGAACCTTGACTTCTTGTGATTTCACTGATAGCTGCATTTAATTCTGCATCGTTGATTGTGCTGTCTGAAGCAATTTTAACGATTAACTCACGTCCAGCATCAGACTGGCTGATTCTGTTCTTAAGTGCGTTTCCGCCAAATGTTGCTAAAGTTGTAACACCATCGTTAGCGATGGTTTCAATTCTTGAATATACGTCTGCCATGATAATTTCTCCTTGATCAATGATCCCGCTCCGGGACCGGCATTATTAGGAATCACCTTGATTCCTATGCAAGTATTTATATTGGATTGAAAAAATCAGGTGTTTTGAGCGTTAATCTGCTCTAAATGGAGTCCAACGATCTCTAGGAACCAGTTTTGAGCCACCTGCTACATAGCCTTCGCCGCCAGGTTTGCCGCCTGTGGTAGCTGTGATGTCGCCCTCGGCACTATCTAGTTCGCGAATTACTTCATCTTTGGCTGCCATGATTTCTTTGACCAAGGCAAACATAGAGTCCATTACGCCTGGATGCTTTTCGCTGTGTGCAGCTATCTTAGCAGCTTTGGCAGGAGTCTTGCCTACGAATTGCATAAAGGCATCAGTGTTGATGTTGTCTAATTGTTTGGCCTTGCTTTGTGTATTAACAAAAGTATAGATTTCACTTTGTAAGTAGCCCATGCCTGCAACAGGTGCCAACAAGTTATTAATGGCCTGTTGATTTTTAGCCAGTGCTTGTATTCTACCAAGATTATCTGCACTCACAGCAGAACGGGTGCTGACTGTGGTTAGCCCAAATACTTTCAATTCTGGATTGCTGGCAAATATTTCTGGGTCGTCAAAATCTTCTCCAGTCTTGTCGCCAAAGTATCCAAACTGTTTGTGGGCAGCCACGGCAATTTTAGCCTTGATCAAACTGCGTCCTACATCGCTGTTGCCCAACACTGCATAAGTGGTTTGATTGGGAGTGAATGAGATTCTACCATCAGCACCTTGATAAGGTTTGCCTGGATGAAATAGTATGTCTCCATACACATAACCGCGGAAATCTTTGGGAGTTGCCTTTTCAAACACGGGCCACAATGCTGCCATATCCGAAGCAAACTTATCACGCCAGTCTTCACTCTTGCCACGACTCATGATAAACTGTTTGAGATCTTCTGGGGAGTTGCTCTTGCCTTCTTCACGTCCCCAGTTGTTCTTGCCTACCATACGGAACGTGCCATCTTCGTCACGTCCCCAATACACAGTGGGATTGCCGTCCCACTTGATAGTGATACTGGTTTCTGGTTTAGCAAGGCTTTTTAATATTTCTATTGCTTTGACAGCGCCATTGGGTTCTGTGAACACTAGATCTTCTAGGTGATTGAACTCGCGACCTACTTTCTTAGGCACAGGTGTTTCTGCTTCAACTAATAGTTCCCAAGCTCTCATTTTACCACTTCAATCATTTTACGAAACCAAGCACCTGAACCTGGAGTGAAACTTTCCACTTTGCCTGCTTCTGGTAATTTAACACCTTCACGGCCTAGTGTTTCTCTAGCATCTGCTACTAGTTCTTCGTAGTTAGGCAGTTTAATAACATAGTCAATGATAGTTTCTGGATCTTGCAGATCTTTGATTGAAGCAGTTTGACCTAGTAATTTTTTAGCGATTTCGTTACCGTCTTTGCTGACTAACTCTTTGCCATCGCTACTCATTAATCCGTTGTTCGCACTCCACTTCATTCCTCTTACTCTAGCTATGCTGGCTAGGATGATGTGTCTGTGAGCACCCTTTAGCTCGCTGCCTTCACGGCCGCCCTGTAGGGAAAACTTCATCCAGTTAGGTTCACCAAACATAAAGTCTGATTGAACATATCCGTTCTTCTCATCACCTCGGATAGGAGTTTTGAAGTGTACTGAAATACCGCTCTTACGAATCCATTCTTTAGGATCGCCGCCTTTCTTAGCAATATAGTCTGCTAGTTTAGCAGCGAATTCATTTTTGTTAACAGCGTTGGCATCGATAGCAAGATCTAAGTCACCTGATGTTTCTTTCTTGCCTGTGGTACCTAACATGTTATCTGTGAGCTCTAAACCCGTGACTGTTTCAAGCCATTGTACTGTGGGCAGTACGTCTGCTTTGTTAATTCTAACTGTTAAGATTGAGCCAGCATCGTCTTTGAATACGTTGCCGCCTTCTAGTAATACATCATTCATTGTCTTTAGATTCCAATAGCTTTTTGTTAGCTTTGCGAGTTTCTACGATCTTTTTAATACCGCGAGTAAATTTAGCAGAGTCCTGACCACGTATGGCATTGAGAAATCTACGCTCTAACTCATCTGCTGATTCAGCATCGTAGTGTTTGTGTAGAGTTTCTAGTAGAT